TTCATAGCTTTTTTGTGACTTTTTGAAAATGACATTCCTTTTTTCATGTCATTTTTCATACTTGTCATATGCTTTGAAGAATGATGTTTGCTGTGTTTTTTTAGAGTTTCTTTTTGTCTTTTAGTTAACTCTTTTTTCTTTTTTAACATTTCCATCTCCTTCTTGCCTGACGGATTCGTGAGTTTGGATCGTTACGTGTTTTTGCTGATGACCTTTTTAATTGTCCTAGTGATCTAGCGCAGTATGATTTTCTACGATTAGCAGCTTTTGATCCTGGCTTCACTTTTCCAGTCACGGCTGTTTTTAATTTACTTCCAGGGTTTGCTGCCCTGTAAGCTCTTACACCTTTTGCTGTCATTCCAGCTCCAGATTTTGTTGGTCTATAGTTTGCACCCTTACCTGTAGTAGTTTTTCTTATAGGGTTCTCTCTTCTAGTTGCCATTATATTCTTTGTAAATTTGGATTGTTAGATAATATGTTTTTTTCTGCTCTAGGTCTAGCATTAGAATCTTTACTTCTTTTTCTAAGTTGAGCAATAGCAGATTCTTTTAATGCTTTTTCTTTTTTTAATCTTTGTAAATCTTTTTCTAAATTCATTATGCAAATGTCTTTACGTTAGTTGGTTTCCCGCCCGGATTCCCCGCAGCTCGTTTTCGTTTGACAGCACTCGCCTTTTGCGACTTTGTCATTCGTGTGGCTTTTGCAAGTGGGACGCATTTCGGATATTTTCGCTTCGAACCCTTGCTCCGTCCACATGGTTGATACTTGCCATCCTTCTTTGGTGCTCCAATGTCTACCCATTTTTCTTTTACCCATTTTCTTAATCCACCTTCTGCAAAATGACTACGCACAACCGGCTCTTCTCTTTCTAGCCATGCCTGCCATCAAACCACCATTAGCAGCTTTTTTACGACTATCTTTTTTGCCACCTGGTGTAATTTTTCCAGAACAAACTCCTGATGCATACATATTAGCATACGCTGAAGGGTAAACTTTAAATTTACGTTTTGCTGCTGCTTTTCCTTTTGCACAAAGTTTTGCCATTATGATCTCGCCGTTTGTTTTGCTCTTGCAAAGTTTGCTGCAGTTGGTGCACCTTTAGATCCAGCTTTTCTCATCTTCTCACCTGAACCAGCTTTGATTCTAGCTTTTTTGGCTGCGATGTTTGCATAAAGACCTGGACCACCGCCAGCTCTTTTAACTCTGCCACCTGCTTTGTATTTTGCAATTTTACTTCTACCTTTAATTTCTTTTCCTGGCATTATACTTTACCACCTTTTCTTTTCATAGCTCTTCCGCCACCAGCGTAAGCTATACCACCACCCATGAACTTTGATTTCTCATCTTTCATCGGAGTGCCTTTATCTTGTTTTGCCATAGATTTTTCTATCGCCATTCCTCTTTTCTTTTCATAGCCACTTAGTTTACCATCGTTATCTAAGTCTGCTTTACCTGGATTTTTTAACATTATTTTTTTCCTCCCTTAAATATTTGTGTTCCCTTTATACCATATATTGACGCCACGACAAGGATCCACAGGTTTGTGAACCATGACGGGAGCTGCTGGAATTGGTCGAAGAACTCTTTTATCTTAGCAGAAGCGCCCGGATCGTCCGAGAAGACCCCGTACGCGATCACCAAAATTGGCAGCGTTAGCACGACCAAAACGAACTCGTCTTTCCAGTCCGATTGACGAGCCTCTAACAATTTGCCGGAGTATTCTAATTCCCCGTTCGCCATTTTTTCTGCATGTTTGGCTTGTGCGTTAGCCATCATCATTTGAGTTTCTTTTTTCTTTTTATAAATGTGCGAACCAGCGTTCATTGCAAGTTTAAGTGCACCTAATATTGGAAATGCCATAATTAATTACCTCTTGGTTTCATCATAGCTAATCGTTCTCTTGCTTCATTAGCTATTTCTTGTTTTTCAATAGATGTTTCAGCTCTTAGTTCAGCTAATTCTTCATTCTGATCTAATTTCTCATCTTGATTTTGTTGATTCATCATAGCCTTCATACGGTCTAAATTCATTCGCTCTTTGCCTTCTTTTTCTTTTCTAGCGTTCTCTTGAGCCTGTAAATCTAGTTCTCTTGCTCTTAATGCAGCAATTGGGTCGTTTCCGTACTGTGAACTAATCTTTTTCTCTTCTTTTGCAAAGTCTTCCATCATTTCAGACACTAAAATTGCTTTTCTACCCTCTATTTTTTCTTGTAGCATACGCATTTCTTGTTGAAGTTGCGGATTTTGAGGATTTTGTTGCATCATTTGTGTCATTTGCGCTAATTTAGGTAATTCTTCTCTAAATTCTATCTCAATTTGCTCTTGTGCCATCAAACTTATGTGTTCAAGTATGTTTTTTTGTATTGCAGCACCGATTGCAGGTGCATTTTTTACCATATTCGTCTCCATAAAGTTTAAATGCGCTGTAATGTGCGCTTGATGGTCTTGTCCAGGGAATGCTTGGAATGGTTTTCCTCCTAAAGCATCAATATGTTCTAATGCTGGGTCTTTTGGCATTGGTTGTTCTGGTTTTTTTAAAATTAAATCAATATCTTTTACACCTAACGCTTCATACATGTTTCTGTAGACTTCATATTGGTTATGAATACCAGGATTAGAAGCTGCCAGTTGCATTTCCGTTTGAGCGAGTGATATCCGCTGCGTTTGAGAAAATATATTCGGGTCTGCAACCGGCAATATATCTATTCGGTCGTCGAAATCAGTTTGTTTGATTTGCTTTTGACCGCCAACAACATCATACGGATAAACTGGAGGTAAGTAAAGTTTAAAAACTCTCGCCATTAAACCAAACTCACGTCTCATAGAAGCATATAATCTTTTATGAATCGCTGACATTGTTCTAGATCCTCTCTCCAACAACGCAACCGTTGTACCAACCGCTGCTTGTTGGTTACCCTCTCCTACTTGCATGTCCGCTATGGATGCAAATCTTTGTCCTGCACCTACAACAACACTCATCAACTGTAATAATGTTGGTGATGGTTCTTTAAATGGTAATGGCATAAATGCGTCTCGTAAATTACCACCGGGTGCATCGACATCTCTAAACTCTCCAGGTTGAATTGGTTGTGCTTCGTCTCTCATCTTGATACCACGCATCTTGAATCCTGCTGGTAAATTAGACAAGGTTCCGGCGTCAAGTAGTGACCTTAATGCTGCAGTCGCTGATCTTGATAAACCACCAATCATATGTATCAAACCAAAACCATAAAAACCTAGTCCTGGTAAAAATTTAAAATGTACAAAATAATTTATTTTTTTCTTCATCTGATCACCAACTTCGTAGTTTCTTCTGATAGATAAAACTTCTCTTGATCCTTCTTCTATTGTTACAATGTAAGGTAACTTAATTCCTGTGGGCTCACCATCTTGACCTGCATCTTCAAAACCTTCTATATCTAAATGCACATGGCACTCTAAAAGTGTAAACAGTCTTTGGTCTCTGCCTTTGCTTAGACCTTCTAGTTCACGTTCTTTCTTTTGTGATGGTGTTTCGTTTTCTTGACCTGGTGTCAGTTCAATGTCTCTGTAGAAACCACCAACTTGTTGTTTTCTTAATTCGTTTTCTGACATCTTAACAACATGAATAATTGTTTCCGCATCGTCTAATGAGGTAGCCGTATACGGAACAACTAAGTCATCAGCAGGAACAAACTTAGATACTGTTCTCTGCATAATTTCATCGTAGTAAACTTTTTTAAATGTAGATCCTGTAAGTGGTAAATAAAATAACATCTGATCAAACTCAGATTCGTATTCTTTCATCTCACCCATGATCTGGTAATTCATAAATTCTTTAACTCTCATTGACTGAGCTTCTTTGTCTGGAGTTGGTGTACCAATAATTTGAGTTCTAACTGGACCACTTGATGGTAATAATTCTTTGTAAGCTAAAGATTGAAACTGTGTTACAGCTTCTGCTAATACTGGGTGAACTGCACCAGATGCACCTTTGAATGGTTCTGTGTTATCTTCGTATTTAAATCCTAAAAGATCTAAACCTTTTGTATAAGAGTTTTCCCAATCTTTTCTTGATGCTTTGTAGTCTTGATAGTTTTCATATAAACTATGACCTATTGGAGATAATACTTCTTCAGGTAATAACTCTGCAAGATTTGCAAAATGATCTTCACCTTGTTCTTGACTACCTATTGATGGGTCAAAGTTTATATCAACACTGCCATCTTCATTTGGTTGAATGTCGATTGGTTGATCTGGTTGTTGTTCTTCTTGTAATTCTACCTGTACTTCTTCAGGACTAGGAACGTTTATTGTTTGCTTTACGTTTGGTAAAGACTTGTCTATTTCTGCCATTTATTTTCTCCAGTTTCACTGTCTTAACAGTATTATAGTTAATATTCAACCCTTGAGGCATTGGTCCTGATTT